CGTAGGTCGGCTGAAGTGCCGATAACGCCTATCGTCGCAGCTACGTTAGCTCGATGGGGTGTAGTAGCAGCTCATGAAGTACCACCGGTTCCGGCGATCTTTTAACGGCTAACATAAGGAAAGAATATGAGTTTAATCGGATCACTTTTACAGGCGACTGGGATCGCTCTCAGCTTTTGGGCTGTGTGGGAGCTCGGTGGACCGTGGCCGTTCGTGCTATGCGCGGGCGTTTTAGCGGTGGCGTTAGGTGTAGCGGTTGAAAAACACGACAGGACGCGGTAAATGTTTCTACGGGCTTTATTAGGGAAAACAGAAGATCGGGCGGGAGACTTTGTTCTACCAGGGCCGACGTTATTCGGTCAACACTTAACCGGACCTATATCGGTTACGGAAACTTCGCTTCTGTCGATACCGGCAGCTTACCGGTGTGTACAAATAATCGCCGATTCGATCGCTTCTCTACCGGTACACGCCGTCCGCAACGGTCGCGAGTTGGCAGATACGCCTTCTATTCTTTTTGATCCGTCCCCTGGTGAATCCAGGGTAGATACCGTCGCAGCGTTAGTTACCTCTTTGGTGATGACCGGGAACGCTTACGCTTTGGTAGCTGAACGTGATCGAAACGGGTTCGCTCAGTCGATTGTAGTTTTATCTCCAGATGCGGTAAATGTGCGTCAGGATGCCGGGTTAGTTACCTACACGATTGGCGGTAATGAATATGATTCCGAAGATGTAGTTCACGTTCGCGGGATGACGTTACCCGGCCATATACGCGGGTTGGGTCCGTTAGATGTTCAGCGTCGTTCGTTGGGTATAGCTATAGCGGGTGAAGATTACGCTTCGGAAATGTTCGTATCGGGTTCGATACCGTCCGGGGTAATAAAAGTCGAAGCTGAGCTCACCAGGGAAGAAGCAGAAACAATAAAAAACCGGTTCGTAGCTGCCCACGGTGGGCGACAACGGTCACCAGCTTTAATATCCGGTGGTATGAGCTACGAAGCTCTCGGGTTTTCAGCTGCCGACTTGGAGCTTTTATCTTCTCGAATGTTTAACGCTCAAGCAGTAGCAACGATTTTCGGTGTACCGGGGTTCCTGATTGGTATCGGCTCTGGTGATTCTAAAACTTACTCGAACGTACAACAAGATTCACAGGCATTCGTACGGTGGACGCTCCGCCCACATATGGCGAAAATAGAAGCAGCGTTATCTTCTTTGCTTCCTCGGGGTCAAGAAGCAAGGTTTAATATCGATGCGTTGCTTAGAACAGATACTTTAAGCCGGTACCAGGCTCACGAAATCGCTTTACGAAGTGGTTTTATGACACCTAACGAAGTACGCGAGCTCGAACACTTAGATCCGTTAGAAGAAGTAGCTCCGGTAGTTGAAGAGGTGATCGAAGATGAGTGAAATAGTTTCTCGAACATTAGAAATAGCGGGACTCGAAGTCCGCGAAGATAAAGACGGTCATCACTTAGTAGGAGTGGTCGCCCCTTTTTCTTCGACGTATGACGCGGGGAACTATATAGAACAGTTCTCGTCGAGTGTGTTCGATAAGTCAATAGCTGAACGCGGCGCGAAAATCCCGCTTTTGGAATCTCACGATAGGGGCCGAAATCCTATCGGGATGTCCGCGACGTGGGAAAAAAATAATGACGGGTTAGTAGGGGACTTTCGGTTAGCGAGAACAGCCAGGGGAGAAGAAGCACGGCAGTTAGCGTTAGATGGGATGGTAACTGGTTTTTCAGTAGGGTTCCGGCCTATCCGGTCGAATACGCAAACCCGCGACGGTCGTAAATATATTACGAGAATCGAAGGCTATTTAGATCACGTTGGGTTTCTTAATAATCCAGCGTACGAAGAAGCTCAGCTCGTATCTGTCCGCGGGTACGATCCCGACGATCCAGAGGTAGCGCCACGGTTAGCCAGGTGGCGACACTACATGAAAGAAAACCGGTAACCGGTAACCTGTTTATCTGTTAATATAAAAAACGAGCGCCGCGGCCAGCGCCGACAAAAGTCACCCTAGGCAGCACCCTCAAGCCAAAAAAACACTATTAGGAGTGACATGAAACTATTAAAAACTCTTTCGGCTGAACGGTCGGAGATTACCGAAGCAATCGTAACGATTGTAGATCGCGCAGCTGACGAAGCTCGCGACCTTAGCGAAACTGAAGATAAAAACTTAAAAGAGCTTAAAACTCGCGCCGACGAAATCGACGTTCGAGCTCAAGAGCTCCACGAAATCCAGGTTAAAAACCTCGAAGCTGCTGCTTTGCGAAGCGAGATTAACGCTACCGAAGAACCAGATGAACGCGCTACCGGTCGAGTATCGGTTACCGCTGAACCCTTGACCTATCGTGAAGATAACGCTGAGCATACTTTCTTTACCGATATGTATAAAGCTCAAGTGTTGTCCGATCCGTCAGCGCAGCAACGCATGGCACGGCATCAGAACGAGATGGAAATCGAGCATCGCGCCGATGGAACGTCGAGTAACTGGGCCGGGTTGGTTATTCCGCAGTACCTCGCGGATCTCGCCACATCGAAAGCCGCGGCTGGGCGTGTCTTTGGTAATATTTGCCGAAGCTTACCGCTCCCTGCCGACGGATTAACCGTCAATGTGTCGCGTATAACTACTTCGAGTTCCGTCGCTGCTCAAGCTTCAGAAAATGCGGCGCTCAGCGAGACGACTTTAGATGACACGCTCCAGACCTCAAATGTCAACACCTACGCGGGAGCTCAAGATATATCTCGTCAGGCACTTGACCGGGGTACGAATGTTGAATCGATGATCATGGAAGATCTCGCTCTTCAATACGCGACTTCGCTTAACGCTGATTTGTTGAACGGTTCAGGCTCTAGCGGTACCCATACTGGGATACTAAACGTGAGCGGGATCGGTTCTGTAGACAAAGATGACGCTACGCCAACGGCTCCCGAAACTTGGCAACAGGTCGTTAAGCTTTTGGGTGTTGTCACTCAAAACCGCTTTTTGGCTCCGGATGCTTTGGTTATGGCCCCTCGACGATGGAGTTATATCGCTGGTGGCCTAGATGGTAACTCGCGGCCCCTGGTAAACATTGCTGGTAACTTCCCCTCTAACCCTGCTGCTGTAGGTTCAGCTGCTGAATACGGGTTCGTAGGTAATATCGCTGGTGTCCCTGTTTACGTTGATGGATCCATGCCTACAAACTTGGGTGCTGGGGCAGACGAGGACCGGGTAATAGCGATGCGCCGCGACGATGTTCTTCTTTGGGAACAAGGGTCCGGTGCTCCTATGGTGGCTCGTTTCGATTCTGTGGGTTCCGCTAACTTGACGATTAAGATCGTTGGTTTCGGTTACTCTGCGTTTATGGTCCGTGACCCTAACGCTGTAGCAGTACTCGAAGGTACTCTTCTTAACGCTACTCTCTAGCGTTTAATGATTTAGTGGGGCGGGGTTGGATGGCTCCGCCCCACTAACTTAACTAACCAGGTAGGAAAAAATATGAGTAAAGCACTTTGGGATAAGCAAGCTCCTGCCAGGGGAGAAAAAGTTTCAGCTCCTGTAGTTGAAGCAGCTCCGAAACCGAAAAAGGTTGCTAAAAAAGCTTCTAAAAAAGCTAAGGGTTAGTTATGGCCGATTATACGTCCAGGGCGACAGTTAAAGAGTTTCTCGGGGTTCCGGCAGCCACGACTAGCGAAGATGACGCTATCGACGCAGCTATTAACGCTGCTGAAAGTTCGATAAATGGGTTTTGCGGTCGAAGTTTTGTTGTCCCTGGTTCAGCGACAGCTAAGGTTTACCGTCCTACTTCTGATGTCCAGCTCGACGTAGACGATATAGCTCAGTTAACGTCCCTGGTTGTTAAAACAGATACTGCCGATGATGGGGTTTACGATACAACGCTTACGCTTACGTCTGAATACATAATCGAAAATAACGCGGCCCCTTACCGGATTATCCGGCGGGTCGATGGCTCAGCGTTCCCGCGGCCACGGTCGAATAGGCCAACTATCGAAGTTACCGCTTACTGGGGTTACGCTATGGCGGTACCCGCGCCGATTATTCAAGCAGCTACGACTTACGCGGCTCGTTTGTATCAGCGTCGATCGGCGGTTCTCGGGTTTCAGCCTGGTATGGAAGGTGACGCTATACGCATATCGAGGATCGATCCGGATTTACGGTCGCTGCTAAGTGGTTACCGTTTACTAGGGATCGCGTAGCATGGCAGATTATGGAGCGATCCGGGACGGGCTTAAAACACGACTCGAAACAATATCGGCGCTTAAAGTCGCGTACGATACGATACCGGATTCGGTTATTATCCCTAGTGCTGTTGTGTCTCCTGGTAACCCTGTGGTCGAATATTTGGGGTCTATGGCGGGAACTGGTGGCGGTTTACAAGAGTTTAGGTTCGAGATCGTAGCTTTAGCTGGCAGATTCGAGCCCGGAGCAGGTCAGGATACGTTAGATTCGTTAGTTTCGGGAGCCGATTCGGTCGAAGCAGCGATTCGCGGAGATGCTACGCTAGGTGGTACAGCTGTTGACGCGGTTGTAGTCCGATGCTTAGATTACGGGTCGGTTACGGTCGATGGCGCAGCGTATTACGGGTGTAGGTTTATTGTCGAAGTGAAAGCACGGTAAATAAAAGTGTCAGAATATAAAGTTATGAGTACACGCTTAAAAGGTCACGAAGTGGGAGCTATTGTTTCTGCTGCTGATCTTCAAGGTGCTAATATAAGTGCGTTGGTGGCTGCCGGTCATCTTCGGTTAAAAACTATTAAGAAGGCTGGCGAAGCCAGGAAAGAAGATAAAAAATGACTGTTTATGTAGCAACAGATACCGAAATCGTGATCAACTCTGTTAATCTTTCAGACCACATCACTAAAGTTACTTGGTCAGAATCGGCAGATGATGTCGAAACTACCGCTTTTGGCGATACTTCGCGGACGCGGATCGGCGGATTAAAAGACGGTTCTTTAAGTATCGAGTTTCAGCAAGACTACGACGCGGCTTCCGTGTATGCGACTCTCGACGGTTTAGGGGTTGGTTCTACCACTACCGTTACTTGTACGCCGACTAGCGGAGCTTTAAGCGCCACTAATCCGGAAAAATCTGTAACTTGTTTGATTACTGATCTTACGTTTTTGGATACTTCCCCTGGTGACTTGGCCGGATTTTCTGTTACCTGGCCATTTTCGGGCGCAGTAACGACGACCACGGCATGATCGATTTAACGATCCATGTCGAGCTAGATAACGGCGATAAGTGGTCTACAAAGATTAAACTCTCGACTATTATAAAGTTCGAGCGGAAATACAAAATCTCGGCAGCTAAAGCGATATCTCCAGACGGTGTTTATCTAGAATATATGGCGTGGCTAGCTTGGGAGCAGACTCGTAGAGATGGTCGCACGGTACCGGTATTCGATAAGTTCGTAGATGAGATCGATGATCTAGAGGTAGTTAATGATGCGGTCCCTTTGGACGAGACAGCTTAACTTACCATCTGGCGGAACTGGCGTTACTTACCGGACAACCATTAACGGCTTTACTTGATGCTCCGGCGGAGCTAGTCAAGGCGTTACGAGCTGCTTATATTGAGCACAACGGGAAGCGGTAAATATGGGTTCTACGAAAATACCGATAACTGGCGGTAGGGATCTTCGGCGTAACTTAAAAGAGCTCGGGGATGAAGCGGTAAACGATCTTAAACGTATCAACGAAGAAGGCGTAGAGATTGTTTTAGAAGAAGCGTTAGCCAGGGTACCGGTTAGGAGCGGGGATCTTAAAGCTACGGTGCGTGGGTCAGCTACGAAAACTCGGGGAACTATTCGCGCAGGGTTTAAGAAGATACCGTACGCTGGCCCTATCCATTTTGGGTGGGCAGACCGTCGAATAAAGCCTAATATGTTCTTGTACGAAGCTGTTGATGCTCGACGCGATGAAGTCGCCGACGCGTATCAGGAACAGATAAAGAAGCTCAAGAGGAAGCATAAACTTTAATGGCTAAAAAAAGTTCGATCATTAATGTAGCTATCCTCGGTGACGCTAAAGGCTTAAAAAAAGCTTTAGGTGGAGCAGAAAAAGGTATAAGTAAGTTCACTTCGGGCGGGTTAAAAGCTTTAGGGTCTTTGACTAAAGGTTTCGGTGCTTTAAGTATCGGAGCGGGCGCGGCATTGTTGAAGCTCGGTGATGAGCTCGACGGTATGGAAAACGCTATTATTCGCGGTACTGGGGCTTCCGGTGATGCGTTGGTAGCGATGACTACTAGCGCCGAAAATATAGCGAAACAAGTTCCTAGCTCGTTGGCGGAAGTTGGAGCTGCTGTAGCTAACACTTCTACTTTTTTTGGTGTCCAGGGCGAAGAGCTCGAAACGTTATCGACGTTGTTTCTTGATTTTGCGCGTTTAACTAATACCGAAGTCGGT